ATTTGAAATAATTGGTGAAGATGGCCAGATAAAATCTGGCAGCAATAAAGAAACAGAAGACGGTTTTCACTATTTGGATTTTGAATTTAGGCAGGTTTTAGAAATTGAAAATATGCCCATAAGTTCATTGGCCCTTTTAACCTTATTGGTGCACCAGTTTGTTTTGGGTTTAGGTGAGCGTGAAGGGTTGCAAGATATAAACATAGATTTTGGCCCACACAACCTGGGAAAAAGTCTGGACATAGAAATAACCTTTGGCGTGCGTGAACCTGTGTACCTGGTAGAGGTGGAAAATAGCCCCATAGAACACGGCGGCAAAAAATGGGGCTTTGGTACTGGTGGTTTGGATGTGGCGGGCAGTTTGGCGGGCATGAATGTTAACGCTTAAGAGTATTGGCGGTGCCAGCCTAGTTAAGCAAATAGCCGCGTTAAATTTACCGGCCAACCGGCGCAGGGGTTGGCATGGAAAAATGGGCCGCGTTGTCATTAAAGCGGCCAAGGACAACATAAAGAAGCAACGCACGGTTACTGGCCAAAGCTTTACACCAGGTAAAAAAGGCAAGCGGGTTTTAAGGCGCTTGGCCAGAGGTAAAAATTTAAAGGTGTATGCAGGTGCCAACAAAGCCACCGTGACCTGGCCCAATAGATTAACCGGGCAAATTGCCAGGGCGCAACAGGAAGGCCACTCAAACCAATACAACGTAACCCGAATACAAAAGGAAAAGGGCCAGCCGGATTATGATGCACCGGCCACTACGGGCCAGGCTAGGGCCCTGATAAAAGCCGGTTACAAGTTGAACAAGGGCAAATACAAAAGCGGTAAAAGCAAGGGCGACACAAAAACCAGACGAGTGTCGCAATCCTGGATAAAGGAAAACATGAGCCTGGGCCAGGCGGGTTTGATTTTGAGCATGTTAGAAGGCGATGAACAAAAGAATAGCTGGAATGTAGAAATACCAGCCCGCCCATTTTTTGGATTAAACCGCAGGGAAATTAAAACCCTGGGTACCGATTTTTTAAACGACATTTTAAACGGCGTAAAAACCGCACGTTAAGAGGAAAACACCATGGCATTTGGACAGGCATTAATCTATCAGGACAACACGCTAAGCGGTGGCATTACCGCCGTGGAACGCAAAGTTTTATACATTGGTGAGGGTGGGGCCGGTGCCGCGTTTGACCAGGTGCACGCCATTAATGCACAAACCGATTTAGACGCCATCCTGGGGAGCGAGGATAGCGACTTAAAAGCCAACATTGCCGCCACTATGTTAAATGCCGGTGCCAACTTCACAGGCTATGTGGTGGCCATTAAAGCCACGGGTGGCGCATACACTTGGGACACCGCCCTGGAATTTTGCCTGGACGCACCAAACGACATTGACGTTGAACTGGTGGTGTTAACCGATGAAATGACAGGGGCCGGTGATGTTGACCTATACCATGCCGCCTGTGTGAGCGCTCAAAGCGTGTTTGCTAAATACATAACCATTCATGCCGCTGTAGCGGGTAATGATGGCTCACAGACCTGGGCCGCCTATGCAACGGCCACTAAAGCCTTGCATACCGATAAAGCCGCCCACCGTGTTTACCTGGTGCCACAGCTACACGGTAACAACCTGGGCGTGGTGGTGGGCCGTTTAATCAATGATGCCTTTAGCCTGGGTGATAGCCCCATGCGGGTGCTTTCAGGTGCCGTGGTGGGCCTGGGTGCCACGCCAGTGGATAGCGCGGGCTTATCCCTCACTAATGCCCATTTAAAAGACCTGGCAGACAACCGTTTTAGTGTGCCGCAAAGTTACACCGGATTAGATGGCACTTACTGGGCCGACCATTCCAGCCTTGATGTGGATATTGGCGACTTTAAAGTTTATGAAAATTTACGGGTGTTGGATTACATAACCCGCCGTGTGCGCCTTAAAGCCATTTCTAAAATTGCAGATAAAAGTCTAAACAGTTCGGCCAGTTCGGTGGCGTTCCATGAAGGGTTTTTCATGCAACCCATTTTAGATGCCAGCAAAATCACCACCATTAATGGTGAGCCAAAACCAGGTTTAGTGAAGAAGCCCCAAAAGGGTGACATTGTAATTTCCTGGGCCAACACCACCGAGGTTGAAATTTATATGAAGGCCGCACCAGGTGACAGCCCTAAAAAAATATCCGTTCACATTAGCCTAGACCTAAACCGTTTAGCGTAGGAGTTAAAAAATTATGATGAATCGAATTAGTGGCGCGGCCTTTGATGTGCGCATGGGTTTTGTAAAAGTTCATGTTGAAAGTTTCACCATGGCCATTGAAGACGGTAGCACCACCGCCATGGATGGCACGTTGCCCAATGGCACCATACCAGGTGAGAAAAAAGCCAATGGCAAATTAACCCTGGATATTGCCAATTTTATGTTGCTTAGCACGGTGGCGGCGGCGGCGGGTTCCTGGGATAAATTCCCCACATTCCCCATTGATGCTTTTGCCCTGGGTGAAGGTGCACGCGGTGGCGAGGCTATGCACGTACATGGTCACGGTTGCAAATTGCGCATTGCAAGTTTGCTAAATATTGACCCAAAAAGCACCGACAAAAGCACGGTCGAAATTGAATACGATGTTACCAGCCCAGATTTTGTGGATATTAACGGCACGCCATACGCAGATAGCACAGCGTTTAGCATTATTTAATTTAGCCTAGGTTTTTCTATGAAGAATTTTAAGAAAATATCAAGCGGGACTTTCAAGCCAATGTGGGTTTTTGGAATGTCTTATTTTGTCGGGGTTGGTATTACGCTTGGGGTTAATACTGGATTAAATATTTTGAAATTTATCCATCCGTAATTAAAGGGATTTAAAAATGAAAAAATTAGCACTCACAGTACGCACCGCCATTGAACGGGCATTAACTCGTTTTGATTTACCAGGTAATGAAAGCGCGGTGCGTTTATTGTTGATGATTGCCGCCCATGAAAGTGGTGGTTTTACCTACTGCAAGCAAAAGGGTGGGCCAGCCTTGGGTTTATTCCAAATGGAACCGGCCACCTTTGACTTTGTAATGGGTTACTTAAACCGCACCGGCAAGTTTAAAGCCATTAACCGCAATACCCCTTTTGAACGGTTATTAATAGACCCAGAATTTGCAGCAGCCATAGCACGGGTTTATTTGTGGACGATTCCCGAAGCCCTACCCAGTAGCGACGATTTAGAAGGCTTAGCCAAGTATGCCAAAAAGTATTGGAATACCGACCTGGGCAAGGCCACCCCAGAAAAATATTTAAACGATTTTATAAGCCACGTTTGGAGTAATGAAAATGCAGTTTCTTAAGGCCATTTTATTTGGCACACCAAGAATGGGTATTAGTGCCCTTCAAATTGCGCTAGAGGTCATTTTGGGTCGGATTAATTGGACCGTAATTCTAGAACGTTTTTTGACGCGTGTTCTGGTGTTCTGTTTAACCTGGTTGGCCGGTCTAAGCACCAACCGTATTTACAAGGAAACGGTAAAAGATGTTTTAAAAGACTTTGAAAGACGGGGTTTAACTAAGGCGGTGGCTTATGAAGCGCGAAGAATTAAACGAAATCACCCAGGCGATTGAAGCCAGCGCAGAAAAAGGAATTACCAAGGCACTTTTGAGTTTGGGGGTTGATATTCATAACCCCATAGAAGTGCAAAAAGATTTAGCATTTTCACGCAAGCAACGGATGGCCAGCGAGAAAGTAACCCAATACACCAGGCTGGCATTAATTGGCCTGGTAGTGAGTGGCCTTAGCACTGTGTTAGTGCTTGGGCTTAAACAGGTTTTTAAATAGGAGCCAACACCATGGCCCAATCAAGCAAAAAGAAAATTGTAATTGAAGGCGGTAAGTCACCATTAAAGTTTGATGTTGGCGTGACTGCATTTAACAAACTTCAAAACGACATGTTGCCAACTAATAAGGTGGCACCGTCTGAAAACTTTTTAATGGCCTGTATTGATGACAGCCAAAAAGATTACCTGGTTGAGTTATTTGACCAGGGATTGGGATTGGATTTGGCGCAGCTTGTGGCGGAGCAGTTTAAGCCAGAGATTAAATTTACAGTAAAGAAATAAACAGGGTTAGTGAGGGCATAAAGAATAACGACCTGGCCAAGGTAGCTGTTTTGGCCAAGCTATTTTTTAGAGACTCAGACCCAAGCCCCCAAACCATGGGGGAAGCCTCCTGGTTGTATCAGGATTTAATTACCAACATAGAAAGCGCTGTAAAAAGTGGCGTGCAAAAAGGGTTTACAGGTAAAGAATGAGCACCAGCGCCCTAGAAAAATTAATGTTTACCGTGGGCATCACCGATATGGTGAGCCAGCCCGCGCAAAGCATTAATAAAACCATTACCGGCATGAAGCACAACGCCACCAGCGGCTTTGATGCCATACGCGGTGGCATGTTTGGTTTGGCTGGTGCCGGCATTGCCATTAAAACCTTTATGCAGCCCGTTTACGATGTAGACAAAGCCCTGGGCGAAGTTCGAAGCCTGGGCGTTCTTGAAAGCGAATTAAAAACCCTCACCAAACAGAGTTTAATTTTTTCATCTACTTATGGTGAAAGCGCCGCCGACTTTATTAAATCCAGTTACGACATACAAAGCGCCATAGGCGGTTTAAACAATGGTGAGCTGGCAAAGTTCACCAACGCTTCAAACATCCTGGCAAAGGGCACTAAAGCCGATGCCGCCACCATTACCAACTACATGGGCACCATGTATGGCATTTTTGAAAGCCAGGCAAACGCCATGGGCAAAGCCAAGTGGGTTGAACAG